GACGACGCACTGACGGAGCGAAACGTCTGGCGTGCGGTCATTACGGCGACGTATCGAGTGTTCGAGGCGAACGTGCTGCCGACGCCGACCGTCTAGGAGGCTGCTATGCCGTCGATGCTCTCTGGCATGAGCCGGGCGTTTATCCGCCCTGGCATGATCGGCGGCAATCGCCGGGAGATGTCTGCGGATACGCTCGGACGGCTCCAGCTGCGGGCGAGCATTCGTGGCAACTTCTTTGACAAGCCCAAGGCCACAAGGCTGATCGGCAAGATGAACGCCAGAGTGTTGTCTTTGCTTGGCAGAGACATCATGCAAGAGGCAAAGAAGGGCATCGGCCAGACTAAGCCGAGGACGTCAGCGGCAGCGAGGAAGCGTCTCGGGCGCGGAAATCCTGTGGAGTTCGTCGGCGGACTGTACCTTGACATCACGGCGTATGGGTCTGGAGAACCGAGGGCGGCAGGCCAGCCGATCAAGTCGTGGGCTCCGAAGAGGTGGTTCTACAAAGACATCATTTACAAGCTTGATCCTGCCCGCATGACAGCCGTCATCGGCACCTACAAGACAAAGCCTTGGCTGGCACAGCTGCACCAGATGGGCGGCACCGTAAAACAAACGGCGTGGCGGATCGGCGTCGGGGCTGCACGCAATGCGTACCTGCGGAAGCGAGGCAACGGACGCCAGGGGCGAGACGAGAAGGGGCGATACACTTCGTCGCTGCCGCAAGCGAACCAGTACGAATACGGTGCCTTGATCTGGCAGATCGACAAGGCGGGCAAGTTCAAGCACTCCCGCAATTGGGAACGCACGACTATCACCCGCATGGCTCGCTATCCGGCCCGCCCGTTCATGGCAGGCTCTAAGCGTGTAGACGCCGCCGTTGCAAAGGCCAACGAGAAATGGCGGAACATGCTGGCCAGAAACTAGCGACGGCATACCCGGTCTAGATTCCGCCCTGCTGCCCATACCGTGAGCGAACCAGCCGCACCGCTGGCACTCGCACACATGAGGGCACCCTATGCCGGCAGGCACACTTGACATCAAGCTCGGGAAAGACGTGACCATCACGGGCGTTTCTAACGCCCGCACCTGCACCGTCACCAACTCCGCATCGGAAGTGGACGTCACGAAGTTTGGCGACACTTCTCGGAAGTTTTCAAAGGCTCTGATTGAGCAGACCATCGAGCTTGAGTGCGTTGACGCTCCGGGTGTCACCATCGGTGGCACGTTCACCATCAGCGGCACGACGACCGGCAATGCGTCTTACGTCTGCACCAACATCAGCGAGAGCCAGCCTCTCGATGGCGTCGTCACCTACACGGTCTCGGGATCTCGCACCGTCTAACCACTCACCACGAATAGAAACAACCACACATGGCTATCACTCTCGGCAAGGACGGCTCTGGCATTCCGCAAGTATCGGGAGCCGCTATTGAGGGCGTCATCTCGGCGACGTTCACGCAGGAATGCGAAACGGTTGATGTCTCGAATCGCAGCAACGTCGGCGGCTCTGCTGGTGCTCCTGGCCGCAGGGTCGCTAGGGCCGGCTTCGTGACGAAGACTTGGGAAATCGAGTGCCACGACGCTGACGGGTTGCTCACGTCGCTGAATGCCGCCGGAACCAGCTATTCCGTGATGAGCGTGTCCGAGAACATCAGCGTCGATGGGGCTGTGACCTTTAGCGTGACGCTCAAGGAATTTTAAATGGCGATCACGCTGGGGAAGGACTGCTCCATCATGCTCGATGGCGGCTACATCTTCAGCGCTCGCAACGTGACGCTGACAGAGTCGGCTCGCACTATCGACGTGAACCCGTACGGCAGTCGCTACGCAGGCGTCTACAGCACGGGTTACGAGTGCAGCGTGTCCGTTGAGTTGAACGATGCAGCGGATCTCGGCACGGCGTTTGAGCGGATGCACACGGGCGGGACGTTCACCGTCAACGGCGGTGCTGGTGGCTTTTCCTTCTTAGCGGTGATGACCGGCATAAGTGAGACAGACCCGATTGATGGCGTGGCGACGTTCACGCTTGAAGGCCGGATGACTGATCCTAGATTGGCGAGGTAGTGGGATGCGTGAGTTCCGTGATGACCAAGGCAGGCCGTGGCAGGTGGCGTTGACGGTGGCGTCGGCGCTGCGTGTCCGTGACAACGTCACGGTCGATGTCGTGGACGAGGAGAGCGGCGAGCGTAAGGCTGTGCCGTTCGACATGGTGGACGCTGCGAACATCTCGCAGACGTTCCAGGTTCTTCGCAGCCAGTACGCAAAGATCGGCGAGATCCTCTACGCACTGCTGACCAAGCAGGTCGAAACGAAGGGGCTGTCGAGGGAAGACTTCCTTGACGGTCTGCGGGGCGATTCGCTGGACGCTGCGACAAAGGCGTTGGAGCAGGAACTTGTCGATTTTTTCCCGCAGCGCCTCCGCAAGATGATCGGGCTGTTGGCCGCCAAGATGGACGAGGTAGCCAACGAGATGCTCGGCAGAGCGGAGGCGGGTCTGAAGAAGGCGACGGTGGAGAGTCTCGCAGGAGCATCTGGGACGCAGTCTGGGAAGCCGCTGGAATCCTCGGAGTCCATCCAGGCAAGTGGACCGTCAGACAACTCTTCGCCGCTCGTGACAGCCGCCTAGAACACGAGTGGTGGCACACGGCGAACATCCTGGCACAGCAAGCGAATCTGAACCGAGACAAGAACTCAGCAAAAGCCGACCCAAGGAAGTTCAACCCGTACGCGAAAAAGCCGAAGCCGAGACAGGCGACGCCTGATGATCTGAAACGCCTCTTTGGCAAGGACTGGCAGAAACACGTATGAGCGCAGGAGCAGTCAGAGCCGGCGGCGTGTTTGTCGAGATCGGTGCCGATCCCAGGAAATTCTTTTCGGCGCTGGCTCGGGTCAATAAGTCGCTCGGCAATATGGGCCGCTCGCTGGCTTCGGGCGGCGGCAAGCTGGCTGCGGCTGGCATTGGCATGGCGGCACCTATCGCCGCTGCCGTGCGTCAGGGTGCAGCGTTTGAATCGACGCTGTTGAATATTCGGGCGAGCACTGGTGCGACAACGGCGCAGATCGACCAGATCAAAGCATCGTCGATGGCGATGTCGCAGGCTCTCGGCGTCGGGCCGACAGAAGCCGCACAGGGCATGCTTGAACTGCTGAAGGCTGGCATGTCGCTTGATGCCGTGCTCGGCGGTGCTGGCAAGACGGCAATGGAGTTTGCCAAGGTCGGCGAGATGGACGTTGCCCAGGCGGCCGTGGTGATGTCGGACGCCATGAACGTGTTCAAGGTGTCGTCAGATGTCGCCGCCAATGCGTTGTCCTCGGCAGCGGACGCTTCAAGCACGTCGATTGCTCAGATGTCAGAAGCGTTTTCGATGTCGTCTGCGGTTGCCGGGCTGGCGAACCAGAGCATCGAGGATCTGTCGGCAACGCTGGCGATCCTCGCCAACAACGGCGTCAAGGGATCGGACGCAGGCACCAGCGTCAAGACGATGCTGATGAGGCTGATGGCACCGGCTGACGATGCCGTGGGTGCGTTGGATCAACTCGGGCTGTCAGTCGCCTCGTTCCGTGGTGCTGACGGGCAGATGAAGCCGATGGTGGAAATCATCGGCACGCTCGGTCAGGCAATGGCTGGTCTCGACCAGACGGCGAAGGACGATCTGTTCCGCCGCATCTTTGGCGCAGATGCCATTCGTGCTGCCGCGATCCTTGCCGATGCTGGAGTGGAAGGCTTTCAGAGCATGCGGGATGCGATGGCATCCGCTCTGCCGGTGGGCGAAAAGTACAAGATGCTCATGTCGGGCCTGGCTGGCTCCGGTGCCAACGTCCTCGCGGCGTTACAGCGAATGGCTATTGCCATTACGGACGCCGTGGCACCGGCTCTCGCGGGTGCGTTGCCGTTTATCACTGGCTTCATCGACGGGCTGACGAAGCTGGCGACGGACAACAAAGAATCCATTGTCTTGTTCGCTCAAGTCGCCGCCGCCGCCGTTGGCATCGGTGCCGCAATGGCGACTGTAGGGTATGCGTTGCAGGCGTTGAGCGGCTCTATCGGTCTCGTCTTGAAGGGCTTCGGTCTCTTTTCTGCCCTTGCCAGCCCGGTGCTGCTGGTTGCGGCTGGCATCGGTGCGGCGGTCTTTGCTCTCTATAAGTTCAAAGACCAGATCGGTGCGGCCCTCGGCCCGGTGGCTCCGCTCGTCCAACAGGCGGCAGGAGCCATCGGCGAGGGTTTCGGTGCAGCAGTGGCCGACGGCATCGTCGTTCTCGGCGATCTCGCCACGACTGCCACGACAACTTTCAACGGCGTCTACGAAGCCGTCGCCGCCGGCGACCTGTCGGGTGCGATGGACATTCTCTGGGCTGGTCTCGTCGCTGGCTGGCTGCGTGGCACT